GTCCTTTGGTGCAACTCTTATTGCGGTTGATTTTCAACCCAAACAATTCGAGCGTACTCATGGCTTGCTCCGCATTAGCGGTCGGGACCACGACATCATCTCCATACACTAGTATCCTCTCTCGAAGATACTCGTCAGAATCTGCCATAGCGTCAAGAAGTGCCCAGATAGTAAGCGCCAATACGGGAAAGCATAAAGCTGACCCCATTGGTGCGAATTTACTGAGCATTAATTTCTTGCCAGATGGCAGTTCGGTTCCTAAACTTCTGCATGCTAAAAGAGCCGATAAAATCGGCTCCGGAAACAGCAGACGAACTAACGCAACCGATACACGATCACTGGCCTCAGCGAGGTCAAGGGTCGAGTACATACCAGTTCGGGAACCCATAAGGGCTCCGAATCTGTTTGGCTGTTGATTAGTAAAGTTCACCTTACACTCAGTGAGTGGGTGAGACTCTACATGCTTCACGATTGCCCTAGATAAACCCTGCTGAATCCACTGGAAATCCAGAGGTTCACAAGATATAAGTCTAGGACCGCGCGAATCTTTTGGAACGAGTATAACTCGAGCCATAGATTCATTACTGCTGATAGATTGAACATCTTTCAGCGAATCACAGAAATGACCCATTGATGCGTAGAAATACGCATCAAGAGGGAAAATTTCCGTGATCCTCGACGATATATTAGACCAAAAGTACTTTTCGTGCGCCTTCTCTTTTGTAGAGACTGCACCCGGACCGTGCTTAGGGAATATATCATAGAGGTTAAAGTTCGCAAAAACTTTTGCAAGATTTTTGCGAGCCCGACGGATAAGCTGACCAGCTGCGACAGGTTTAATCCTGTCATAGGCGGAAAGCCCGAATTTGTCGAGGAGATCAGCCGCGAGGCTAAGCTCTTCAACAGATGAAGTAAGTTCATGTTCAGTTCTTTCGAATTGATCAAGGACTTTTTGTTCGAGTTCAGGGTCACTAGGGAGTTCGAGTTTGTAAAATACAAACAAGAGGTCTCTAAGTGACTTGACGCTG